AGTAGGGAGGCTCGACATAACAGCCTCCAGTGATGCCTTGGTAGTTTATGCAGATTTAGGTACGATGCTTACAGCTTACCTTGAAAGGGAACCTGTTCATCTGCATTTTGCAGAAGATGTAGCAGGCAGTCCTGATGAGACTAAGTTTTATGCTGAAGGTGATTTCATTATTACCGGGATGGATATTAATGCCGGGGATCAGGACAATGCTTCTTATTCCTGCACGTTCGATCATCAAGACGGCTTCACATGGTCAGGTGATACAGCATTAAGAGTAGGGGTACTTGGCACTAACTGCTCGGAGAATGCTGTTGAGGATGGCTTTGCTGTTGCATTGCCTAAAGGTGGAATTGCTCCTTATTATTTCCTTTGGGATGATCCGGCACCGGCACAGACTACGCAATATGCAACTGCACTGGCACCGGGGACTTATACAGTAGTGGTTACTGATAGTACACCGGTGACTCCTTTAACGGCTACTGGTGAGATTACCATCACTGAACCACCTGCATAATAAGCTTAAAATGAAGTTTAGGGAGACAAAAAAGATTGAGGTAGGTGATCTGGAATTTCATGTCCGGTTAACAACTCGTGCCATAATTGGTTATGATGAATTAACAGGACGTAACTGGTGGGTTGATTTTGGTGCAGAGGAGATTAAACATGAGAAGTTGGCACAGTTGTTTTATGTCACAGCGAAGGCAGGGGCGAAAGAAAAAGGTATAGAGTTTAAATATACTTATGAGCAGTTTCTTGATATGACGGATGATTATCCTGAATCAATTGCATTGTTTTACGGTATTATGCAGGAACAGGAAAATAAGGATGATGGCATAAAAAAAAAGTAACAGTCGATATTAATACAGAGGAGCTTTATGGTTATTGTGTTGGGGTGATAGGTATTGATCCGCTTTACTTTCTTGATGAGATGAGTATTGATGAATTATCATCTATTTGTAAAGCAAGATATGAAGCAGAAAAGAAATCATGGGAACAGACAAGGCTGATATGTTTTTATAATATTATTTCAATGAATGGGACTAAGACATATAAAAAACCTTCGGATTTGTTTAAATTGGAATGGGATAAAAAGACTAAGACCAGGGCATTAACAAAAGATGAAGCAATAGCGAAAATTAAAGATATGCAGAATGGCAAGGGGTAAAGGCATAAGTGTCGGCGTGGAGATCACCGGAACAGCGAAGGGATATAAAGCCGCTGCTGCGGATGCTACGAAAACATCTGCTGCCTTAAAGAATAAAATGGGCAAGGATGCTGGGGGTATTGGTGGTGCTTTTAAATCCATGGGTGGTGTTATTGGCAGGGCAGCTCAGGGAATATCTAATGCTTTTAAACTTATTATTGCTAATCCTATTGCATTGGCTTTGATGGCTGTTGTCGGAGCCGTGGCAGCTTTGATAGGCGCTTTCAAATCATCTGATAAAGGGGGTACAGAATTTGCTGCACGATTTGAACAGATAAAAGCTATCATTGATGTAGTCCGTCAGAGAATTATTGCTGTTGCTGATGCTATCGGCCATGTTTTTAAGGGTGAATGGAAAGAGGCAGGGATTGCTATGAAGGAAGCATTTACCGGCATAGGACAACAAATAAAAGAAGCAACCAAGGCAGCTTATGAATATGTGCAGGCTATGGATGTGCTTACTAATTCTGAGCAAAATTATGTATCACAATCTGCTGAGAACAGGAATAAGATTGCCAAACTTGAGTATGATGCACAAGATCGTATCAAATCAACATCAGAAAGAAAAAAAGCATTACAAGAAGCTATTGCCATTGGTGAAAATGAATTAAAACAACAAAAGCAATTTGCTGAACAAAGACTTAATCTTGAGGCTAAATATCTTGCTGAGAAAAATGGATTAAGGGCTGAAGATGTAATTGCTTTTACGAAGATGACTGATGCTGAACAGGCGAATGCAAGTGCAGCATTACAGACTTTACGAAATAACAATGAAAAGAAACTTGTTGAGATTGAGAATCTTTATGCCACGTGGATCAATCTTGATACAAGATTTTATGAAGAGAATAAGCGTAATATAAGTCGTCTTTCCGGATTTGAGTTAGAGGAAATAAATAAGCGAGTAGCTGCACTAAAGGCACTAAAGAAAGTTTATGAAGATGTTTATAAAGCTCAGGTACCGATATCGGTCATGCCAGTTACAACGAAGAGGCCTACAATAGGCGCCTTGGTGGATGGTTCTCAATTTGCACAGGCAGAGATAGATGCAAAAGGCTTTTCTGATGCTTTGGGAAGTCAGATGACAGTTGTAAACGACTTGATGGGGGCCTTCCAGAATCTGTTTGCTAATACAGGCAAAGGATTCAAGGGTATGGCAGAATCATTTGGCAATGCTTTAAAACAGATGGTTGCACAGTTAGCGGCCAAAGCAGCTATATTTGGCATACTTACTTTAATTTCCGGCGGTACAGGAGCTTTGGCAGGATGGGCCGGGAAGGTATTAGGAGGCAAAACAATTGGGTCATTTATGGGATTTGCTAATGGTGCTATAGTGTCCGGCCCAACTCTGGCAAACATAGGAGAGTATGCTGGAGCAAAGAGTAATCCCGAAGTGGTTGCGCCATTATCGAAGTTGAAGGGTTTGATTGGAGGGCAGACAATTAAGGTTGAAGGCAGGATAGCAGGCAAATATATTTATTTGGCGAATATGAGATATAGTGAAGTCCTTGAACGAAGTACGTAAAAAATGAATTGGATAACGGAATACCGGGGAGAATTTACTGATATACACGGTGTTTACTCGAAAGTAGATATTGAGAGTGAAGACTATGCCGGTAACATAAAGAAACTCCTATTTTCAGGCGCCCCACTTTTATTCGAGTTTCTTACTAATAGTGACAATCTTTTTGGCAGTCCGGTGAAAGGAACTAAGGTTGATTTTACAATTTGGTCTGATACTGATTTTGAATATGCTGTTCTTTATTCCGTTGATGATTTTAAATATAGAGTAAAGGCTTATTATGCTGATGATATTTTATATTTTACAGGATATATAATTTCACACAATTATTCAGAGCCTTATGATGGCGTGTCGTATGCTGTTACTGTTTCTGCATCCTGCGGATTGGGACAGTTAAAAAGTATTGAATATAAAAACGAAGGTGAATATTACAATGGTCGTATCCGGGAAAGCGAGATCATATTAGATATTTTGGGTAAGATAGGGATTACTTCATTCTTTGAGTTTTGTAATATCTACGAGGATCGTATGGCTGATTCAATTAATGATTCGCCCTTTGATCAGACCTTTATTGATGTAGATATCTTTAAGGATATGTATTGTTATGAAGTGCTTGTTGAACTGTTAAAAAAATTCAATGCTATTATCCGGCAGAGTTATGGGGCGTTCTACATTACACGACCTACGGAAATGATCGGAGATAGCGTGGCGGGGAGGTACTTTACCAGTGCGACAACAAAAAACTCTGTTACTATTGTCCCTGATCAGTTCATACATCGTATTGTTACGCATCCATCAAGCACAATAAACCAAGTGAACAACGGTGTTTTGATGATACAATCTCCGGCAAAGAAAGTAATTGTCAGGCAGGATTATGGTTATAAGGAGAGTTGGATAGACAACTGGGAATTAAAAGGGAATACTTATAATGTTAATACTGGCCGATGGGATTACTGGACAAATGATGGAACTACGCCTGTTTCAAATTGGGTAAAAACAGAAACAGATGGAGTTGCCATACCAGCAAGTGCCACACCGAGGGAATATTCTTTGACTCAAACCTTTGGGACAAATGCTATAATCAGTGCAACGGATAAATTTGGGTTCCAGTTTGATTATATGACTTATAATTGGAGTGGTAGTTCATTAGAAAGAACAGTTAGTATTGGGGTGAAAGACATATCAAATTCAAAATGGTTACATGATATAGTTGCTACTGCAGGAGGAGACACTATGGAGTGGGTTGATTCTGAAAATTTTGTATCTATTCCAATGACTGTTCCCGTGGGTATTAGTGAATGGAATACATTTTCCGGGGTAGTAAGTGGTTTGGAGGCAAATGGTTTATATGAAATAACATTATATAACTCTGTGAATCCGGGAGGTATTACTTTTGTAACTATTTTTAAAAATATTAAATTTTTTGTCAATAACGAAGCCATGTCCGCAATAGAAGGCTGGCAAGTATTACCTTATCAGAAGGATAGATTTCTTGGAATATTTTATAGTAAAATGAGACAAAGAGCATTTTATATACCTTCCAAAATAAGAAACACGAAAAGGAAAGATTATATTAAGGAAAATGCTATCAATGGTGAAGAGGTAGAATATGATTGCTTGCTTGGTGATGTTAAAGATGCTAATATTGATAATGTATTGGAGCAGTTTGCCGGTGCGTTGGCAATAGGTACAGGTGGAACATTATCTGGATCTGCTTCTGTGTTTGTTGCAAATCATGCAGCAAATTATCTGCCTGATGTTATTTTAACTTATGATAATATTATATTAATTTTTACATCTGCATTAAAAGGATTAGATTTCAATGGCAATACTATAATCACAAATACGTCAGGAGACTTAACCGGAATACCTGAGACTGTACAGGCAAATGTTAACGGGCAGATACAGATAGATAATATAACATTAACCGGGACGGAAGGTACTGCGAATATAACCTGTAACGAGCTGACACGACTTGCTACTTTTAGTTATTCTTTAGAACAAACAGCTTATAATTTTCATGAATTATGGCATGCAGATTTTGAGGCTGTTCAGGTTTATTTGTCATTTGATGGTTTTAAGTTACAATTTATGGAGCTTAGTTCTGAAGGTGGTTTTTCTTGTTTTACTGATATTTCTAATATATCGGGTGATTTATCCGGCTCAGTTGAAAATGAAGCAGAGCCTGAAGAGGGAACAGCAAGGATAGATATTATAACACTTTCAGGTACTAATGGAACAGCCAATATAACTTGTGATGGGGTAACACGAGAAATATCTATGGCAGAATTAGGATTATCCCCTTCGAGATCATGGAGCACACGTACCGGGTCGGAAATAAAGGAACTATTACAAATCATGTGTAATGAGAGAGCTGATCAGTACAGCAGACCCAAGCAATTGATTCAGATGCCTATCATGGACACGGCAGGGCAAATGGCAATTAATTTGCTGGGAAATATTCAGGACACAAAGAATACTCTTAACGGTAAAGCTCGTACCTTTGTGATTAACAGAGGTGAGTTTGATGTAAGGAACCGGATGTGGAACCTTGATCTTTTTGAGATAGGAACAAAGACGATTGGGGAAGAGGAGCCGGGCGAAGGGCCTTATACAGCTGATAATATGGTGGTGACAGTTGATTCAACAGTTATAACAGTAGATTCATTATAAAATTATTATGAAAAAGTTACTTATTCTTATTTTATTTTTTATCAGTCTGACATCATATAGTCAGATACAAACTATTGGAGTTGGCACTGCCCCGAATGATGGCACAGGTGATCCGCTTCGTACAGCTTTTATAAAGGTGAATAACAATTTTAGTTATCATGCTGGACTAATTGCTCTGAAGGCTAATCTGGCCTCTCCGACATTTATAGGAACGGTTATTTTGCCTTCAACAACTACTATTGCGGGTAATACTGTGCCGGGGATTGTCGGAGATACTATTACAGCTCGCATAGCAGCAGCCCGGCCACTTGGAGACCTTTCGCCACAATGGGCAGATACGACAAATGCACCTGGAGGCATATTTACTTATAATCAGGCTCAGAATCTTTTAGGTGGTGGCGGTGGTGGTGCAGCGACAATCTTTAAACTTCAATTTCGCACGGACACAACGGCAGGAGCACCAGGAACAGGAGATTCAATACTTGTTCATACTAACTTCATAGGAAAACATATTGAAGTTTACAGAGGTCTTGCTGGTCATGCTACTGAGTCGGGTGCAGAGAAACAACTGCAAAATACTACTGGTGTGCCAAATGTGGCGGATGGATTCAGATTTAATTCTACGACGGGACAGATAATATTCCGGCCTGTCTTTGTAACAAATGAGTTAGTCGTTATTGAATCAACAAATACTATTGTATGGACTAATCTTTCTATTGAAGGTGAGGAATCCGGTTTACTTACTAATCTACGTGCTTACTGGGCACTTGACGAAGTATCTGGGACGTTGGTTAATGATTCACATACGGGAGGGTTTAACGGTACGACAAATGCAACAGTCGGCGTAGCAGGAAAGATTGGGTTGGCAGAATCATTTTTAGGTACATCTTCACAACGCATTGATTTTGGCACGACAGTTGGTAATGTCGGAACTTCTGATTTTACTATTGCTTGCTGGATATATCAACCGACACTACAAGGAGCATGGACTGGCATTTTTGGTAACTGGGGTGATTATCCGTATTTTATTCTACAGACAGATGATACAGATAAATTGTCTTGTCTAATTAATTTTACAGGGACAACTTATGCTATCTACACCAATGGCGCATTATCAGCAACAACATGGTATCATATTGCTATGGTAGCTGACAGAGACGGAAATTTAACATTATATCTTAATGGTGTTGCTCAAACGGATGTATTAGATATCAGTGCCAGTTCTGCTGTTTCGATAACTAATAATAACACTTTTTCTGTAGGAAGCATAGGCAACTCTCAACCTAATTCTTATTTCACAGGTACTATTGATGAAATTTATTTCAGATTAAGTACAACAACAGCAGAGGAACTTATTGTTCTAATGCCGTTAACTTATCCATTTACACCATGAAAAAGCTATTACCGATATTACTGTTTTTTGTAGTCCTTTTATCCTTTGATCTATTTCAGGCACCAACGGTTTATTACATTTCTCCCTATCCTGTCGGACAAGACGGGCCTACCCGTAGCGGTAGTGCATCCGAGCCGTGGCTTCATCTGGGTTATGCAGTAACAAGGGTAACAACAGGGAATGTTATTTACGTTAATGCTGGGACTTATGATGAGCCTGGCAGGATAAATCTTGTGGCAGGTGTGAGCATACGGAGTGCAGGAAAATCGGTGACGAGAATAGAATCTTCTCTTGCAACAGCAGGACAACCTTTGTTTTTCCTCGAAACACTAAATGGATGGTTAGGCACATACGGGAATCAATCTATAAGTGGTTTAACAATTGACGGTAATAATATAACTTATGCTGCCATTAATGTTAATTTTCGTTCTAATGTCACGATTGAAGATTGTACTATTTTGGATTTTACACGGGATGGGGTAGTCTTTTATGGTATGCCAAGCGAAAACTGGACTGCTACAAGCATTTTTGAGAGTTGGAGAAAAATGCCTTCCTATTGGTGTACGGGGAATAAACTTTTAAATTGTGTGATAACAAATAATGCCGGGCCTTCGGATGGGGCAAATGTGAGGATAGGACAACAAAACGGAATTGAAATAGCATATAATAGCATATATCAACCAGTAAGAGGGTCTGGGACAAATTGCGGGGGGGTCAAGTTTCATGTTGATGGATGGAATAAAAACCCAGATGTACATCATAATAATATAACTGTAGATCCAAATCCACAGAATGAACATAACTTCTCTTTAGAAATGTGGTATGAGCTCGGTGGAAGCAAATATCATTACAATACTCTTCAAGGTGCGGCAGATTTTGATGTTGCATATAAAGGTGCTTCAACTTATTCAATATGGTTTCATCACAATACTTGCGGGTTCAGTACAACTCAGTCGAGAGATGCCCGGGGTATAAATATTGAGGCTTCGTGTTCGGATGTAATAATTGAAAAAAATAAATTCAATTTTCTGAATTTGCCTATTAATTTCGCTATGATTTGGCCTATTGAAGAACATACAAATCAGAACGTACTCAATAATATCTGGGTAATTGATAATTTACTTTTAAATTGTGGTATAACAACCGGTGGAGAAACTTACGGAACAATTCAGGGGATAAACTTTTCAAATGCTCCAAATTATACTACAAGTAAAACCGTGACTAATGTTTTTATTTGGAATAATACAATTGTTGCTTCTGGTATTACACAATCATTAATTTTTGATTGTTTTGGGATAGGATTACCTCCAGGGGCTATAACTACCAATTTCCAGATTAAGAATAATATTATAAAAGGTTTTAACGGAGGTCGTGATCGCAATGCTCCGGTAAGTGGATATGGAACGACTACAAATGTCAATCTGAATATAACATACAATCTTTTTAACGGTAACGGGAATAATAATGATCCTTTATTCACTACAGGACGACACGGGGAGGGTCTTTATGTAACATCCCCCACTTATGTTTATTCAGATACCCAAAAAGCTGATCCTTTATTTAAAGGTGGTGTACCTTATAGTTACGAACTTCAGACTTTGTCACCAGCTATTCGTAAAGGTATCTATGTGGGATTGCTAACTGACTATGCCGGATTGGACTGGCTTAACCCACCTTCGATAGGTGCTTATGAATACACTTCCGGTGGTTCTGTTCCGACAGTGACAACTAACACTATCACTGACATCACTTCGACAACAGCAACCAGCGGGGGCAATGTAACGGCTGATGGTGGTGCGGCGGTGACTGCACGAGGGGTGTGCTGGAGCACGTCACAGAACCCGACAACAGCAGACAGCAAAACAACAAATGGGACGGGTACAGGAGCTTTTACAAGTTATATCATCAGTCTTACAAATGGATTGACTTACTATGTCAGGGCTTATGCTACCAATACTAATGGTACTGCTTATGGCAACCAGAGAAGTTTTGTTGCGAGTAGCACACCGGCAGCAGATGTTCTTGTTAAATCAGGAGATCAATTTGTGAAAGTTGGTAATGTTTTGATAAAAATTGAATAATGAAAACAATGAAAATTTCTGTGATTCTTTTGTTAATGACCTTCGCCGTTGCCTGCGGGCAGACGAAACCTGATAATACTTTCCAGAAACCAATGTATTTCCCTTATGGAATTTATATAGGTACTGACACTAACCTGCACCTTACCTGGCCTACGGGAAGTGAAAATGTTACATGGGATAACGTCTTATTCAGACCCTTGCTCTTCCCGCCTATTGCACACACGCACGACTACAATATTGATTTGACAAATAAGCCGACTGATGTACAACTTCAAGAGGCCATAAATCGGTTACGAGGAATTACACTACCTAGATATACAACTGTACAAATCAACGCATTTACGTTACCAATAGAGGAGGGTTTGGAAGTTTATGACTTGACGCTTCATGTGAAGAAATACTGGAATGGAAATGTCTGGAAAATCATTCCAACAACCAACTAATCCATGGGTACATCAACTATATATAAGATTCAATCAATTATAAAACCCGAACGGTCTTATGTGGGTTCTACTAATAATGTTAATCGAAGATGGGATATTCATTTAAGATTATTAAGAAAAGGGAAACATCATTCTGTAAAACTTCAGAACCACTATAATAAACATGGAGAATCAGATTTGGTATTTATAATTTTGGAACCATGTTTCCCTGAATTTCTAATCATAAGAGAACAATTTTATATTAATAAAGAAAGACCATATTTTAATATTGCTAAAAAAGCGGGAAGTAAATTGGGTGTCCCTCATTCAGAAAATACAAGAAAAAATATGAGCATATCTCATATGGGTAATGATTTTGGATTTAAAAAGGGATTCATTCCTTGGAATAAGGGAAAGAAAAATTTATATAAACATACTGAAAAATGGAAGAAAACCCAATCAGAACAAAAGAAAGGACATGCTGTTTCTGAAGAAACAAGAAGGAAACTTAGAGAAAAAAACAAAGGGAAAGTACGTTATATCTGTTCTGAAGAAACTCGTGAAAAAATGAGAAATAGAAAAGATATACCATCAAGAAAAGGCACTAAGTGGTCTAAAGAACAAAGGGAGAAAATGGTAGGAAGAAAGTGGACTGAAGAACAAAGGATTAAATTAAAAGGTAAAATCCCATGGAATAAAGGTAAGACGGGAGTTTATTCAGAAGAAACATTAGCGGCAATGAGAAATGCAAAAAAGAAACGTGCTTAAAAATTAGAAAGTTATGAGACTTCCGGGAATAGCGATTGGTGTACCCTTCGGGACGGGGGGATTTAACTGGGAAAATTACTGGGCGACGAGATTAGACACTTGGCACAAAAAAATAAGTGATAGTGATTTCGTTGATAGTATAAATTCGCTTAATGCTAAGAAAATACCAATCTGTAATTATTTTGATGCCACTAAATCAGATTATGCCAGTCGTGCTGTTGCTGATTATTTGTCGGCAGCAACAAGTGGAAGTGTAACTGCCTTTGTTAAAGTATCTGGGACACAAATACATTTCTTTTCAAGTGTTGATTTAGCAGCAGCAGTAAGATATATAAATTTTGTTGTTGAAGGCAATAATAAGATATCAATTTATGTCCGAGGTGTAGCAAATAATTTAATGCAGACCACCAACGCATTAAGTTTAGGATGGCATACCGTTAAATGTATTTCAACGGGTTTGGCTTATGGAATAGAAGTTGATGGTAGTTCTGTTGCGATTACGGTAGCCTCTGGTACTAATAATGGTAATTGGTTTGCTTATGTAACAGCACGTGATAATGTTTGTATTGGAGCAACATTGGATACAAGTCCCGATTACGGGACTGGTTCTGTTTCATGGGTAAAAGTTGATGACGGGGTGAATGGATATTGGATTTGTGATAATAATAAATACATATATGATGTAAGTGGTAACGGTTATCACATGACATTTGCAGGAACAGGGGCGAGGATAGTTGGAGATACAAGTGTGGCAAATTATAAACTCACTAACGGATTTACTACTTACGGAAAACAGAATAGCATTTCCATTCAGGTTCCGAGATTAGTTTCAGGTACAAAGATTATTTCACCGACATTACCAGCTGGATATACAGAAATTCAAGATGTGGCAGGAGTGCCAACCGGAGATAATGGTTGTGATTATATCATAGATTTTGATCCATTAAATTCAGCAGATGCCAGATTGGATGTATTTGATAAGTCTAATGCAACAATTCATGTAGCAACTGCATCTATGAGTTATTATAATTCATCAGAGATATATCAATGGTTACTTACAGAACTTTATGATCCGAGAATATATTTCCCATATTTTAATGTAGGATATAGAGGCAGGATATTCTCTAAAATAACAAGCAAGTTAGTATCGGGTCTGTACTATCCAATAGGTTATTCAGAACAGTTGAATTGCATATTGGATCAAACACTTGCAGATGAATGGAAAGCATTTGATTATTGCGGATTAAAAATATATGCCCTGACTGATGCTGAAGGCAATCCGGTATATGATGGTAATGATTACGTTATAATAGTTTAACATGGCAACATTATATTCAAAAGCTATAACTGAGATAGGTGCTTTAAATCAATGGTTGAGAAGCCGAATAATGGCATGGTTATATACGGATAATTTATATCAATATGCTGAAAATGTAGGTGTTATGGCTTATACTCCTTCGAGACTTTACTATGCAAACGGCAAATACTATTTTTCGTGGTATAAATTACCCGGGAGCCCTAATAATTATGATGGTATGATCTGTACTTATGATGGAGACCGGATTTCTGAAAACAAGTTAGCAAGGGCAGGTACTGATGGTGATGATGATAGTCATGATTACACTGCGATTATTGTTGATGATAATGGGTATATATATGCTTGCAGGAATACTTCTGATGATTTAAAGGAAGTGAAAATAGCAAAATCTGATAACCCTTATGATATTTCATCATTTACAATTATACAAACAATCACTCATGGAGTTAATGAGGTTTCATTGGATGGTCATGCGTATCCATGTTTTCAAAAAATAGGAACAGATATATTTCTGATTCTGAGAAATGATTTACCTGGTTATCGTATTCACAAGAAAGGATTAACTGACAATACATTTAGTGATGGTTACAGATTTTGTGAGATTCCTGATAAATGTTATGGATGTCTTTTGCGAAATTCAGCGGAGAATAAAATAGGTATGGGTACGATGATAAGGCAGCAAATTGGTGCATATACCTATCGGCAACTTGGTTATATTGAGACAACAGACGGTGTGACATGGAAAAATGCAGGAGGTACATGGTCGAAAAATGTTGTTACAAACGGTTATGTGACAGATGCTGAAATTATTGCAAACTGCATAATCGAATATAATCCCGATCCAAATGAAGATCATTGGTTTGCAATAGATGGAATGTTTGTCAATGGAGTACCTTATCTTTTAGTAGAAGAAGGTTATGCGTCCGATCCACCTGTAGCGACAACAATAGATTATTCAGATATTAATATAAGATATTGGGATGGAGAATGGAAGAAAAAATCAATCCCGGACTCAATAACTAACATACCATATTCTTATAATTATGCTTTCCGGGTATTATACCATTTTTCTCACGATGGAGATAAATTCATACTTTTTACCTTATCACAAGATTATGAAACGGTTACTAAATATTCATCATTAGATTTAATTACATGGACAGAAATCGGGAATGTTTTTAATTTTAGTGGTCTTATTTACTCACTTGGAGGCTCTTGTTTAAATAGGAATGATTTAGCATTTTTCGGTACGCATAAAACAGGTTTTACGAATTTTTCAATAGTATTTCACAAATATTAGTAATGAAATGATAAAACGAATATTAAAATATCTTTGCATGGTTAACTAATATAAACAATAATGAAAACGAAAAAAATAACAATCGAGGTGCCTGTTTTTACAGATAAATCCGCCCGGACTGTCTTATGGCGTTCACAATGTATTCAATGCGGCCATATAAGTGCCTGTGAGGCAGGATTGAATCTCGCATGTGCTAAATGCAGTTCGCCTTGTATTGTGTGGCCTTGTAGTGATGAACCCGATTAAAACAAGGAAATAATGGCAATAGAAAAAAATGGATCCAAAGGTTTGATTATAGCAGCACTCGTAATGATTATTCTTCAGGGTGCAAATCTTGTTGGTGTGGCCATTAACAGGGTTGACATAGTTCATAATGCTAAACTGCTTGATGTCGTGGCAAAGGATTACGTTCCGATGTGGTTCCTGGAAGGGATGCAAAAGAACAATGACTATAAGATAGAAGAAATCATTGCTACTATTAATGGTGATGTTGCTGAGATAAAGCGGATTAATGCAAAGTACATTGATTTTCAAAAGGATATGATTAACAATCTCGCACATAACAGGGGAGGTTACACGATGATAGTACGTTCAGTTGATATAAATCAGAATGAAACTTATTTTAAGTAGATCATATCATTCAAATTTTACGCTCGGTTCAATGTTCATATTGGACGGGGAAAAACTTTTGCATAAATGTAAATCATTGGAACTTCCGTGGGTGAATAATCGAAAATATATATCCTGCATCCCGGAAGGTGAATATAACGTAATTAAAGATTATTCAAATAAACGAGGTAATGTATTCAGGCTTCTCTGGGTAAGAGACAGGTCGGGAATACTAATTCACATAGGTAATTTTGTTGCAGGATATGTTAAAGACTCGGAAGGTTGCATATTGCCGGGTAACTTTTTCTTTGATCTTAATGATGACGGAAATTTTGATATAGCTGAAAGTACCGTTGCAATGAATAATTTATGGCGTTTATTACCTGATAAATTCAAATTAATCATAATATGAAATGTTCAGAAGTTTACAAGTGGTACATGCGTTACAAGAAGGTAAAAGCCTTCATGTTAAAAATAATAAGTTCATTTTGGTTTTGGTTAATTATAATTTGTTTACTTTTGCTTTTTGCGAAGTTTGGATTAAAATATTTGTAAGATGGAAATAGAAACAGGAATTATGAGAAATATCTTGCCAACGCATTATAATTGCGAACCGAGAGATAATGGAGTTCATTGCCATTCTGAAAAAGGAATAGATGAAAATGATCCCGAACATTGGGATTATGTTTTTAAAGCAATTAAACAAAGATTTGGAACAAGACTGATGGAGGTATTTCATCAAACCTGTACTGATCATAAAAAATTCACTGTATTTATAAGAGAATGATAACAGCAAAACTTAGATAAAATGTGCTGGAAGAAAAAACCACCGATAATTCCGATAACAGGCGACAAAGTTGCTCTTTTGTTTGCCATAAATGACTACATGGGAAGTCAGAATGACCTCTCCGGTTGTTTGAATGATATTGATGACGTGGAGAAAAAACTCAATAGCGAGTTCCCGGGATTTCAGATTCGCAAATTCAAGGATTCGCAGGTAACGACACAGAGATTCATTTCAGAGATCGAATTTGTTTTAGTTTCTACTGCGAAATTTCTTTATATTCATTTTTCAGGACATGGCACCCAAATTCCGAGTGCATCAGAGCCCAATGGATATAATGAAGCTTTATACTTATATAATGGTCCATTGATTGATGATAATATTTATGAACTTCAAAAAATGACACCTGATAGTCTAAATGTAACTGCAAAATTTGACAGTTGTTTTTCTGGTGATTTAGGAAGCAGAAATTTTCCTTATGGACATTATAGGCAAAAGAATAGATTTCTTCAAATGCCAGGAATCGCCTTGAGACGAAAACCTGTCAATAGGTTGGCAAAAACTGATTGGATTCAGAAATGGATTATCTTTTCAGCTTGCGGCGAAGAGCAGGTTGCAGCCGATGCTTGGTTTAATGGCAGAGCAAATGGTGCATTCACTTTCTTGGATCTCAAAAGCTATGGAGTGAATACAAAAAATTCAGAAGAAATAATTAATGTAAAGGATTTATTGTTTCATAGAAATTTTGAACAAGTATCGGAACTTTCCGGTCCTACAAATAGAATTAACGAATTGGTATTTACTTAAAATTATTAAAAATGAAAACAAGAAATGTAAAAGACTATTCTCAAAATTGGATCCAAACAGTCGTGGCAATTGTCGGACTGTTATTTCTTATCCTTGTTAATTTTGGAGTTTTGACTCCTGAACAATCAGCAGAAGCACAACCTTTGATAGCATCAACTCTCGGTGCTGTTTCTTCGGTTATTGCGGGCGCAGTAGCTTTAATAGGTTTATTCTTTAAACAAAGTGAATGAAAAAGCTATTAATCACATTTTTATTTCTGGCAATAGGATTGTCAGGAATTGCACAAGGACCTTGGAACGGCTTTTTTAAGCCGATTAACAGAACTTTATTCTTACCTATAGAAACTATTGACCGGGACGTGAAAGTCGATGAGACGACTTCTTTTTGGCTATTTAGACCGGTTGTTTCTATAACAGCAATGCAATTCTTATTTGAAAGTCCCGTTACTGTATCATCACTAAGTTCATTTGGTACGGGAGTGAGTTTTCAAAATATAATAAATGCAAATGCTGCACCTTATACACGGTTTGGTTTTAATGCCTTACTTTTATTTTCACAGAAGATTGGAGACGTGGAGCCGGCCTCTTTGAGTTTTGCTCTTACAGGCAGTTTTCTTAATTACGTTTCGGTTGGTGGTGGTTATTCTTTGCAGGCGAAGAAGTTTTTTATATTAACAGGGATAACATACAATTTTAATTAACTTTTAGGTTTTTTTTCATTGGTTAGGTTTGTTTTAGGGTAATTGGAGCAGGGTTATTGGTTTACTCTGCTCCCTTTTTTATTTGTTTATATTAAATTTATTATTATCTTTGTATTGTATTACTGCGAGAATAAAGAAAAATATTTGGTTATAACCATTAAAGCCCGATTGTATCTCGCAGTACTTTCGGGCTTTTTAATTTATATATAATGGAACGAACTTGTAAAAAATGTGGTGAGACAAAACCTATTGAAAAATTCAGACATAATAAGAATTGTAAATATGGACGTGGTTACATGTGTAATAAATGTCGTCATAAGCAATATCGTCCTAAAGAAATACGAATAAGATTTGAAAAATATGGGATTAGTTTGGATTTTTATAATGAAATGTTTAATTCACAACAAGGTAGATGCCAAATATGTAATATACATCACAGTGAATTAAAAAGGAGGTTAGCCATAGATCATAATCATGAAACAAAAAAAGTAAGAGGATTACTGTGTGATAGTTGCAATTCAATA